ATACATCTGCATGGACATATGACAGAGACTCATCTTCAAGAATTGCCTTGAGTTCACCAAGGGTATACTCTTCTTTCTTCGCTTTCAAGTTTGCTTTACGATAGGAAAGATCGGCACGGGTTCCACGGTCCATTCTACCTTGTGCCTTTGGTTTCTTAGAACCACCAGCAGGTTGTGGACCAGCACCACCGTCGTCAACTCTTCTACCATGAGTGTATTTTGCACCACTTCCTTTGGAATCACCAGAGACCATCTTGCCACCTTGTGAGCGACTGTCCTGATACTCTTTCTCAGACTGACCGTGCTTACCCTTGTAGAGCTCGTCAACTTGATCAACGTCTTCCTTCTTCAGGTTTGCCTTACGGTATGCAATATCAGCACGGGTGCCTTTGTCCATCTTGCCCTGGTTCTTCTGACGCTCACCTGGCTTAGCAGGTTTACCGACACCCTTAAAGGAGCGGTGTGAGTATGCAGCACCACTGTGCTTGCTGTCACCAGAGATCATCTTGCCACCGTCAGAGCGACTGTCCTGATACTCTTTCTCAGACTGACCATGCTTGCCTTTGTAGAGTTCTTCAATGTTCTCTTCCTTCTGGCAATCGGGCACTTCCTTACCGCCCTTCATCTTGGTTCCCTTTGCCTTGTAACCATCCCAGCACTTATCAGCACCGACATTCTTGCGAGCCTGTTTCAGACCTTCGACCATCTGCTGATGCAGATCTTCGATGTCAATGTGCTCACGCTGCATGTTGAGACCGATGTCCTCAGGTGCCTTGGCAGTCTTTTCCCCTTTCTTGCCTACGACCGAGTAACGACCATCAGACTTCTTACCAGTGATGACCATTGACTGACCACCCTGGGAAATTACGCGACCAATGTTGCGATCATCTTTGAACGCAGCCCTGTTCTTGTCGATCAATGCCTTATCAATTGGGAACCCAGCATATCCCTCAACGACCTCCTCATGAGTGTCGATGATTTCTGATACCTTTACCACTGCTTCTTGGAGACGAGTGGTGGGTGCCTTTGTACCTTCCTTTACGCAAGTAAGGATAGTACGCTGTTCCTGCTGAGTGTACCCCAGTAGGGCAGCACTTACTTTAATATCCAACATTGATCTAGGGCTAGGGGAAAAGTATAGTATTATTTATTCTTGATGGTTTTTTGGTTCTTTGTGAACTCACTGAACTTCTTGACTTGTTGTCCAGGGGTCATGTTTTGAACCGCCATTCTATATGTATCAGTTCCGACCTTCCAATCGTTACCGCTACCATCATCAGCAGAATGATTGCTTTGATCACACACTTCTGAAATGTGCTGCAACCAGGCACGGTGCTCAGTGCCATCAGGCATTTCAAAGATCACATAGTTAGTGCCACGATGCACAACGTTACCACGCAGACCACTGTCGTCGTGCTCCACCAGGGCACCGACCTTGAAGATATGGTCGAGCATATAGTGGTTACGGAAGGCATCGTAGTCGAGTTTAGGAGCATACTCCCACACAGTACCCTCAGCGACTGCCTTCTCTTTCTTCTTAGCAGCAGGTTTCTTCTTCTCGGGTGGTTTCATACCATCCAAGACATGCTGCATCATCTCTTTGGACTTCTTGTATCCACCAGTTCCTGCATGGAAGGAGTCGTGGTCACCCCCCTGGGCATGGGATCGCATCTTGGAAGCAGACAGGGTTTCGATAGGATCATCACTATCGTTATTTCTAGCACCAGCAGACTTAATGTTAATAGACTTGAAGTCATAGTGCTTACCATTATACTTCTGAGTTAGATTCTCAAACTCTTTCACACGATCATCACCAACAACCATAGTCACATGCTCATGTCCTTCATCATGAAGGTCACGAAGAATATCGAAGATGTTTCTATGCTGCTCAGAGTTCTGAATTTTGTCAGCATGGTCCTTGAACATACCACGCATATGTTGGATCTTCTGCTCAGGGTGCAGAGGATTCTTTTTGTGATCCTGAGAGCGGGAGGGATAGATACGATAGTTGCCTGAGTCCCCAGAGTGTGACTTCACAGCATCAAGCAACTTGCCATGACCAGCATGGGGAGGGTTAAACCTACCGAAAGTGATAGCAACATGCTTGTCTACAACTTCGTTCTTCTTCTTACTGCTAGTTGCCTTTTTGGCAGCAGCGGCTGCTTCGATGATGAACTGACGAAATCTCATTTGCCCCAATCTTTTGCTACGGTGAAGTTTGCCCGAGAGAATTCAAGTCTATCAACAAGTTTGACAGCAGTGCCATCCTTGATGGCCACAAATCCTTCTGGACTCGTGACTTTGTAACCCGTCTCATCTTCTAGGAATGTACCAACCCCCTCAATTTTTTTGAGGCGATTGATGATCTGTTCTTTCGCTGTGATGAGGTTCTTGAACCCCGAAAGCGCCCGATAGATCTCAGACTTATTACTATTTAGGTATTTGATTGCCTCCTGCTTCTTATCATTCCACTTCTCCTTTGCCTTGGGTGTCTTCACACCTGCCTCTTTGAGGGCATAGCGAGACTCAACGAACACCTTGAACTCGTTCAGCATCTGGATGCTAGAAGAGGGGATCTTCCCTTCCTTGATCTTCTGGTTGAAGTAAATCTTAAAGAGTGCAGCAGGTTCCATGCCAGTCAGTTTGCCACCGATCTGGTTCAGGAAGTTCCTAGACGAGTCTAGGTTACGCTTGGCAGTCCTCAGAGACATGTTCAATCGGTTGAGTTCAGCACTGCTGAGGTTTGCGATGCCGTTGGTGTTAGTGAAGTCAGAGGAGAATACTGCCACATCAGAGTTACCTTGCAGACCAGAAACGTCAACACCAAAAGATGCCGCCATGGAATCAAAGTCTTGTCCACTATACTTAGTGTGAAATACAATACCTAGTTTAGACGCTGCAACCTTCTTGCCCATCTCGGTCGCTGCTTCGACACAATATGTAATGGTGTTGGGTTTGAACTTGTAGCAACGCTTGCCACCCATGGTAGTGATCATAGGAGCACCAGTGTATAGGAGGTCACCTTGGATCACACCCTTGATAGGCAACTTAGACAGAAGATCCAGCGCCATCTTCAACTTGTTAGCAAGTTCTCCTTGATACCACTGGTCAATATCATCGTGACTGTAACAGATCTTAGGTTCAGTCTTGGCGAAGACAGACTTCGTACCAACAAAGAAGAAACCATTCAGAGGATCTTCACCACAGATGATGGCAGGAGCACCGTCCCACTTCACAGTGACCTTCATGTCACCGCCACCACTACCAGTGGTCAGCATACCTTTGAGTCCTTCAAGGAAGTTCAGGGCATTCTGAGCACCAGCGTACCCCTGGTTAAAGATGTCGTCTTCGAGGTGTTCGAGGTGTGTGTTCTTGCTCATGGTTGGACGCCGATTCTATCGTTTAGTGGGGAACCTTTGGATGCTTTTGTTCTGAGAACGAACTTAGTATCAGTTGTGAAATCATTGTGGAACTTGTTCTCCATCTTGAACTCAGGTAGACCGTTGGGACCGATCCTAAACTTGTAGTAAGAGACCTGTGCCATAAGAAAGTCTCTAACAAGTTCAAGATAGTTGAGACCATTGGTGCCAAGTTGACTGATCTTGGTAATAGCAACTGCCATCAGATAGGACAGTTGATTGTATTTACCAAGGCGACCAGCGGTCAGGGTTGGATCACTGAGGAATCTTGGATTGCCTCTGATCCAACGATCGTACATAGAGTTCCAGGTTGCCATGTTCGCATCGATGGTTGCATCTGTGAAGTTCTCAGGCGTGGGGTTCTCTGGTATCAATGAACTTAGATTAGCAGGTAACTGGGACCGATAGGGCTGGGTCTGTGCCAGATATCTGATTGTCTCGTACTGGGTTTGAGCGACACCTTTGGTGATGTCCCCCAAGCGTCTCAGGACTTCATACTCTACCGTCCGCTTGAACTCCATAATGAACCTATCTGATGGATTATCATCCACAAATGTCATCAAGTCCTGAGGTTTGATAACGTTAGTAGTAGAAGACATCACTTTCACTGAGAAAGGATACTCTCTACCATCATCATCGTAAATAATAAAGTCAACAAGAGGATAGTTACCCTCTGTTGGCACAAATACTATTGCATTACTCTTGTTGAGTTCAGCAAAACCCATGCTTGCAAGTTCTCTCTGTCCATGTTCAAGGACGCAAATGGGTGCTATCAACTCACTGAAATCTTTTTGTATATTATTAAGACTATCAAATGCATCACTGTTAGCAAACAATTGATATGCTTGCAACAATTCTGCTCTATCTGCTCCACTATGACTATCACAGTAGTCAATCAGTTGAATGAGATAGTTCTTTAATGGAATTGGTATATCTCTATCGCGGACTACCTCTCTAATCTTGGCGAGGTATGCACTATATCTCATTCTGGTGCCACCGATGCCAGGAAAGTCCTGCGGTTTCATTGACACTCGGACGCCACGGGTAGTTGCCTGAGGTTTCTTAACAGCAGAGATACTTATCCACCCCTGTATGGGGTCCTGAGCACGACTGTTCGGATACCACAAAACCTCCATTCTAGATGGAGGGTTACTCAGTCTCTTTGCGACGTAGTGAACGTCAGCATCTTTCGGTACATTGCCTAACTTCTGGTTGCTGGTTTCAGAAGAGTAAATAGGCGTTGCTCTATTAACTGTGCCATCGTGACCAGCAGCAAATACAGGGATATATCTCCCCCAAACGTCTTGGATTTTAGATGCCACAGTGGATCATTAATCGTCGAGACTATTTAGGTAGTCTTTCTCATTTTGATAGGGAGTTTTCTTTTGTGTCCAGATCTCATACCCCTCTACGAGATCTGGAATTAACCACTGGTCCACCCTATAACAATACTTCCAGTTGACAGGTTGAACACAGTTCAGCACGACAACCATGAAGAATGCTTTCAGGTGGATCCAAAGACTAAGCATCCTCTTTCTTTTTCTTATTGAATCCGAAAGGTTCGCCCTTATCTTCTAGGGCGAATCGTAGAGCAACAGTGCCCACTGCTTCCATGACTTTAAGGACATCCTCAGGTTTAGCATTCTCGCCAAGTTCTTTGGCAACGTACCAATACTTTGGCCAGAAAGATTCACCTGCTTTCTGATAGTCTTCAACTGTTAGGATTTTCATCAGATGTCACCTACCTTACGATTTTCAGATTCTTGAACAGAGAAACTGCCATCAGCATAGCGAGCAGCAAGTTTCAGAGAGTTGACGTAGATAACGTGATCGAAGGTCACGTCCAGAGCGTGACATGCCTGAGCAACATACCACATAACATCACCCAATTCCTTGACAAGGTGCTCCTTGTTGGCGTCATTCCATGGTTTGCCTTGGAACTTCAACTTCTTGACGATCTCCATGAACTCACCACCCTCGGCACAGATGCCAGAGGCAGCAGTATCCAGACGTGCAATGTCACATCCTTCCTCTTTCAGTTCACGCAGACGCTCGATGTACTGGTCTTGCTTCTTGCTAGGATTGGAGCAAGTCTTGTCAGCAAATTCCAGATACTTATCAAGGTCAACACGGAAGCGATCAGGATCAGTCTTCTCAGTCTTCTTCTCCTCTTCCTTCTCTTTGATTTTGGAAGCGGTCACCCAGGCATTGAAACCTTTCTTGTTGATAAACTCTTCGGGAGTCTTAGGAGTATCTTCCTCCATGTCATCCAACTTG